CTGGTTGATGGTCGCACCTGGTCGAAGCCCTGGAAGGGGCGCGATCATGGCGCTCTGATTGCCCTGGTAACCGTCGAACAGTTCGACGGGCAGCTGCAGCGCAGGACGGGTGCCGAAAAAGCTGTCGGCCCAACTGCCTACAAACACCTCACCGTCGCCCTGCTGCTGCCAGATAAAGTCGGGGATGCTGAACACACTGGCCAGACTGTCCATGGCCAGGTAGCCCGCCGCCAAGCTATAGAAAAACGGTGCCTTGACCTTGGCATAGGCCTTGTCCGGAACCCTGAATCCCAGCCCGGTCTTGTCGCTGATCTCAGCCAGTACCGCCTGCAGGTCGACGTGCCGCAGGTTCAGCGGCAAGGGGTTGGCCAAGATCGAGGCCAGCTCACGGCAGGCCACCAGCTGCTGGGTGCTGTTGGCAGCGGTCGACCGCTCGACATAGCCTAGGAAGTGACGCTGCAGCGTGCGCTCGTTGTAGCCGATATCCAGCGTCACCAGGCCTTTCAGCGACTCGCCCGCCTGCACCGTGAACGTCGCCCGACCGGGGCTCTTGATATCCAGTCGTACTTCGTCCTTGATCAGCGGGTAGACCTGGCCGGCGATCGTCAAAACCTTATGCAGCTTCATGCTTTCGGCGCCAGGTAGTCGTCCAGCTTCTTGAGGGTCTTTTCGAAGCCACTCAGCTCCTGGCCGTTGCCGGATTCGCCGGCGGCACCTGATCCACCCACCGCTTGGCCCGGGGCAGACTGCGAGCTGACGCCATTCGCTGCCCGCCGCTGCTCGACCTTCTCGGGGTTTGAGGCCTTTTCCGACAGGGTGAACTGGACCAGCCAAGCGGTCAGGGTGTCGTCCTCCCGGGCGCTGACACCGTCCGAAAACTGCACCTCGCGGATGCCGAACGCAGCGGCGGTGTCGTTGACGATTCGGTACATTTTGAGCTGGCCACCGCTCGCCGTGGCTTCCGCCAGGCGCATGATTGTGCGCAGCTGCACCAGGTCGACAAAGGGGATCATCAGCGACACCGCCAAGGTTTTGGGTTTGAAGCCCTTATGGGCGGTCTGGGTGTTGCTGGTCTGCCCCGACAGGTCATCGCTCTCAATCCGCAGATTGGCGGTGATCTTCATCTTCTTGCCCAGGACTTGTTCGCCATCGAGTAAAAGCGTCATAGGCCGACCAGCTCCCGAACAAAACTCAGCCCCTCCAGCGATCCGACCAGCAACACGCCGGCGGACAACACCCATTCGTGACCTGGTGCTTCACCCTCGAGCAGCGATCGGCGCAGCTCGTTGGCGTCACCGGGGCCGATCAGTCGGGCGCGCATACTGGTGTCGGCGGAACCGCCGGCCAGCAACGCCTTGAGGTCATTCAACTGCTGATCACGGCCCTCCTGCTGGGCCGCCTTACGCGTGGCCAGCGCGGCCAGATCGCCCATCGGCGAGCTGTCGGCCGCGTAGCTTTCCAGCACCGCCAACTGGCCAGACATGGATTGCTTGGCCGCCTTGACCACGGTGCAGCGCTCGAGCGGCAGTGATTGCCAACGCGGCAACGGGCCAGAACTGGGGATCTCCCATTTTTCAGCTTCCAGCGTCGACAGGTGTCCGGCACGGCGCTCAGTGCGCACCAGGTCAGGAATCGGCAGCAAGGCGTTGAAGCGCGACAGGGTGCTGGCCAACTGGTCGTAATTGGTGCCCAGAAACAACACTGACAGCGCGTACTGCGGGCCAGTCGGGCGGCCGGTGTCGGTGCCGTCAACGAGCTTGTCTGCCAACTTCTGCAGCAGGTTCGGCGCCGACAGGAACCGCTGGTTGCCGCGTCCCTGGCCAATGCCGCTTTGAAACGGCGTCACCACCAGGCACGCCGGCGCTTCGCCCATTTGACCAGCAAGCGCCGCACGGCCAGCTGCGATCGCACTTTTCGCCGCCTCACCGACCGGCCCCGGGTTGGTGGTGGTCATTCCTTCAAGACTCGCCAGACGTAGCGCGGTGCTGACCAGCTCGCCGCCGGCCAGATCCTTGGCCGCGCCCAGTCCATCCATCCACTGCGTGGCCTGCTCCGGCCAGCGCAGTGTCACCGATGGCCAACTCATGATTGGATAGGCTCCCAAGTCACGGCCTCAAGCGCGGCCACGTCATCGCTCTCCAGAGCCAGGTCGAGCACTTGTTTCAGCTGCAACGCTTTCTGCAGCAGCTCCAGCTTGTATACAGTGAAGTCATCACTGACCTGACGAATCTGCGCAAAGGTGTGGGGCCTGAACTCTTTGCGCCCCCGCTCGTCGCGACAGGGATAGAGGGTGTCAACGCCGCGAAAAATAACGCCGTTCAGGTTTAATTGATCTTCCATCTGGCTGCTGTAGTTGTGAGGTTCACCCAAGGCAGCCGACCAGAAGCCACCGATGATGGCGGCCTCACAGGCGCGGTTCACCTCGTAGACTTTCACCAGGTGAACTTGCACGGCGTCTTTCACCCATGCCCCGGCACGCCAGTGATGCAGCGCCGAGGGGCGCGGCTCTTTGGTCAAGCCTTCGGGCAACGGCCCCAGCTCAAAGTGTTCATCTTCAGCGCCTGTTTCAGTGCTGAACACAACACCGCGGTGGTCTGCCACTTGTTGAAGACTTCCCTCGACCAGCACCCATACGTGGCCAGCCTTTGGTGGGGCCAGAAGCTTTTCCAGCTGGATGGCATTGCCCGGCAGCTGTTGGCCAAGCCCCGGGAACTGCGGAAACTCAGACCATTCAAACGGCCCCGTCAGAACACCGAGCGGGTCAAATAAATAGATACGCATTGAAGCCCCTTAAATGAGTTTGATCCGGCCCGCGTAGGCGATGCCTCGAGGACGAGCGTCCGCTCCTCCGTTCCTTCCGGTAGTACCGGGAGTCCACTGCGAATAGTTGTTGCTGCCGCCGCCCTGCATCTGCGTGCCAAAGTTCCCAGCACCAGGAGTCGTGTGGGCGTGATCCTTGTTCTGAGAGTCCTTCCAGCTGCCCGCAGCACGACCCGGATCAACTAAGCGAGCCTCATCCAGAACTTGCAAGAACTCGCCTCGACCCTCCGGCCCCCGGAACGTCAACACTCCATCGCCACTGGTCCACCCGCCTTCCATCCCAACGCGAGCCGCTTCGGTGGTCAGCATTGAGGACTGCTGTGCGTGATCCCATAACCACGGCCACTCGGCCCGGTTGAACACGGCACTGTTCAAGCCGCCATAGCCACCTGGCTGGAGCACGAGGGTGGTTTCAAACACCGGCCGGCCCAGCGGCGTGGTGTCTAACCGTCCCACCGGCCACCAGTTGCCGGCGCCGTCACTGCGCAAATGCCACCAGTCGCCTGAGCCCATCAGGGTCAGGAAGCTGTAACCGGCGGCGCGCAAATGGGTATGGAACTTGATCTTGTCCGCGCCACTGGTTTGCACCACCAGGCGGTTGACGCTGTTGTCGGCACGTCGAACGATGAAGTCGATCACCCCCAATGCCGCGTTCGCCGGGGGCAGCGTCACGGTGCGGTTGCCGGCGGCGGCGTCGACCACCACCAATCCCCGATCGGCAGCCGTCAGCGCCTTATCCGCCGCCACGCTGGAGATCTGCACGCAGATCGTTTTCCACAGATCAGCCACCGCCTTGGACGTCGCCAGGCTTTCACTGTCGGCGAGCACCAGGCTGTCGCTTTTGGCGTTGGGGAGGTTGCCCAGGTCCACGTCTTCCTTGGTGGTGGCCCGAGCGCGCAGGTGTTCGTAATCGCCGGTGCGGGCCGCGAAGTGCGTGACCAATGGACCATCGATCAGCTCGACGCTGCGACGATCAGTAATGGTGGCGGCATTCGGTAGATCAGCGATGGCCACGCAGTAGTGGCGCACACCGGCGCTGTCGGTGTAGTCCGGACGATTGGCGGCAAACACCACGTTCCAGCTGGCCACCACATCACTCAGCTCGCGCTGCAGGGCCACATCCAGCCACGCTGTGGCGGGGAACGCCGGCGGCACTACTGCGAGTGCAGCAGAGCGCACCAGGCGAATACCTTCGATATAAGCGCTTCCGGGCTTGAGTTGATACGTACTGCCGACTTTCTCCAACTGCAGCGAAGGGCCGAAAAAACAGGCTCGGCCGAAGATGTCGCGGTTACTCAGGCGCTCACGCTCATCGATCCCGGCCAGGCGCACGGTAAAGTCGTGTTGCCAGGTGCTGGCATCAATGGTGATGCCGGTCAGCAGCTGGGCCCCGTCAAACGCCACCAGGAAGTTGCGCGTGAGGTTGTTGCCGATCTGCAGCGGCGGGATATTGCGGCGTTTGATCTGCAGCGGCACGTAGGCCACCGCAAACAACACGCCTTCGGCTGTTTCCAGCCCGATCCAGTTGAAGTCCCAGTCGCCAACGTCGGAGCCGATCTGCGAGCTGTACACGACCTGATTGGGGTTCACGTAGCCCGCGTTGCCGTCGGGAATGTCGTAGACGTGGACGATCTGCCCTGCTGCTGGCTTCGGTGCGGCGCGATCGACCGGTCCGCTGGAATCGAGTCCGGGCACGTTGGCAAAAATGAACCGCACCACATCAAGCCCCTGCTTGGCGGCTTGTTTTTGCGCGATCAGGTTTTCACCCGCAAGGGTAATGCTGGCTCCCATTGGGGGGCTCCTACAGGCTGGCAACCAGCGTTTGCTGGTCGTCGTTGAAGTCGACCACGGCGACACGCAAGGTCACTGGGGTAAGGGTCACGAAGTCATAGCGGCGGCAGGTGCGACCGTATTGTTGGATCAGTACGCGCAGCAGCTCGGGGTTCTTCGACAGCTGGGAATCAGAGAAACGCAGCAGCACCACGTCCCAATCCCGATCGGGCATGCGTTCCTCGATCTCGACGTAACCGACCCCCAGTCGCTGCAGGATGCGTTTCATGCCGGCAGTGCTGCCAGCGTCCACTGCGTTGATAAAGGCGAACTTCACGCGCAGGCGGTAAAGGGCCTCCGGCTCGCCCTTGAAGCGGGTGATGTCGCGCTGCCAGGCCAGCAGATCGAGCATGACCAGGTGGCAGGTATCGGCGTCGAGCTGCAGCAGTGGCCAACGCAACCACCCCTCGACTTTTTCCCACCAGCTCTGGGCAGCGTCCTTGAGCTTGGTCAGCTCGGTACCGGCCAGCCAGAACTTCAGATCGAGCTTAATCATTGATCAGCACCTCCAGACTCTGGATCCGGGGGATGTTGAGCTCCGAGAGGATGTCGTCGTTGTCGAAGTGCAACGACTCGATGCCCGGGAATTGCTGGTGCAGTTCTTCGCCCAGGCGACTGAAGGAAAATCGCGACTGTGGATAAGTCAGCGTCGGCTGATAGTCGCTGGTGGTGCTCTCACGAAAGGCGGCACGGATGAACAATGCGATTTCGTCCCGCAAGGTTTGACGCTGGACTTCGGTCAAGGTCGAGCGCGGCCAGAGCGTCACGCTCAGCGCGTGCAGGGTTTCGGGCATCACCATCACCAGCAGGTCGTCGCCGTGGCCATGGTTGCCCAGGTCGCGAATGTGCGCGTTGATCTGCTCCAGGTAAGTCGCCGCCGGCACGTCCGCATCGAACAGCACAAAGGCATTGGCACTGCCGGGGCCACGCGGGGCGCCGTGCTCGAAATACACGCCGTCTGGACGCACGCCCGGGAAGGCCGAAATCATCGCCCGATACACCGCGTCGGTGTGCCATTGGTTGACCGCCGAGAACTGGTTGCGCACACGCAGACGCAGCTCGTCGTTGGGTTCTGGATCGGCACCGGGGCTCGACAACCAGCCCTCGACATTCACCACCTGGGCGATGCCGGCGATCGGCACCGGCAAAATCGCGTAATACCCCGGCGCCAAGTTGAAGCCGCTGCCGACGTCCACCGCTTCGACCGGAATCGGCAGCTGCATGAGGCCGTCGGTGAAGGTGCCGACCGCCGTCGTCACCAATTGATAAACATGGCCGTTGATCATGGCCGACTGCACCACCGTGCCCGCCGGGACCTCGAGGGCGCCGCCGGCGGCGACCCGGGTGAACAGCAAAAAGCCTTTGGCCTTTGTCGCGCCCTTACGCTCAACGTTCACGCCCCAGGCCAGCATATCCAGCCAGGCGTCGACGGCGGTTTTCACAAAGAAGTTCGGCAGCACAGTGGCCACGAAGAACTCCAAGATCCACAGCACCGGTTTGGTGACCAGGGCCGTGACCACCCGCCAGAACGGCGACCAGGTGCTGGTGTTGCTCAGTTTGCTGCCCTGGGCAGCGATCTCTGTTTCCCACGCCTGGCGCAGTCCGGCCTCGGTGGTCGGAATGCCCGCGTCCGTGAGGGCCTGCTTAAAATCTACGTCGCTCACAACGTTACCTCCATCGTGCCGAATTTCAGGGTGGTGGCCGTCACCAGGTACTGCCCTGGCGCCAGTTGAGTGATCAACGCGGTACCCGGTACCAGGCGCTCGTCCGCCTCCACCAGCAGCTCCAATTGCTGGATACAGTCGCGCTGCTTGAGCCGATCGCGCTCAGCAACCAGGGTCACCAGCAGGCCGCTGTCGCGGATCATGTGAGCGATGTCCTGGGCGATACTGGCCCGGTCATCGATAAGCAGCGGCTGACGGGACAGATCCAGCACCAGGTCGTTGTCCTGGATCAGCAGGTCGATGTATTCGCTCATCCTGGTACCGCCATGCTCATCATGTTTTCCAGCTCCAGCGGGGTCATAGGCTTGCCGGTATGGATGTTCAGGGTTTCCACATGGGTACCCTTGTTCTGGCTGCTGTTGTTGTTCTGGATGCTGGTCAGCAAGCC